TGAAGAAGGTAAAAGAGAAAAATGGGCAGTAGCTGAAATAGCTGTTGATCATCCTAGACGAAAAGAAGAAGGAGTACGAGATGCTAGCGTTAAAGCAGTTGGGCTTACCAGTAATACTACTGGTTTCCATGCTGATGTTGTGGTGCTTGATGATATTGTTGTACCAGGTAATGCTTATTCTGAAGAAGGACGAGATAAAGTTGCAGCAGCATATAGCCAATTAGCTTCCATTGAAAACCCTGGTGCTTTTGAATGGGTTGTTGGGACTCGTTATCATCCTCGAGATATTTATGATACTATGGTAAATATGAAAGAGTCTATCTATGATGATAATGGAGAGATGATTTCAGAAGAACCTGTATACGAGTTATTTCAACGAGTTGTAGAAACAGATGGAGAGTTTCTTTGGGCTAAACAAAAACGTAAAGATGGTAAAGCATTTGGATTTGATTTACAAGAACTAGCACGTATTAGAGCTAAATATGTAGACCAAACACAATTTTATGCTCAGTATTATAATGATCCTAACAGTAAAGAAACAGCTAATTTAAGTGCTGACGACTTTCAATACTATGATCGTTCTATACTACAAAACAAAGAAGGTGATTGGGTAATTAGAGATCGTAAATTAAATGTATATGCTGCAATTGACTTTGCTTTTAGTTTACGTAAAAAAGCTGACTATACTGCTCTTGTTATTATTGGAGTTGATAATCAAGCTAATTACTACGTTCTTGATATAGATCGTTTTAAAACTGATAAGATTGTTGACTACTATGATCACATACTACGAGCTTGGGAGAAATGGGGTTTTAGAAAACTACGTGCAGAGATTACTGTAGCTCAACAATTAATTGTTAAAGAGTTAAAAGATAGTTATTTACGACCTAATGGCATACCACTAGCTATTGATGAGTATAGACCTACTAGACACATGGGAGACAAACGTCAACGTATTAGTGCTATCTTAGAACCTAAATATGATAATCAACAAATATGGCATTATAAAGGTGGTAATTGTCAACCTTTAGAAGAAGAACTTACACAAAGGCATCCACCTCATGATGATATTAAAGATGCACTAGCTAATGCAATAGCAATATCTATTGTACCAAAAGGTAGAAGTAATGTAATTAGTATGACTAATCGAATACAAACACACTCTCGTTTTGGTGGAGTAACTTACTAAGGAAACTATTATGGCAGGAAAAGTAGCAGAAATCAAACAAATGTTAGCTAGAGAAAACTTAGCAAGACAGCTAGGACATCTCTATAACAATTGGTGGATTCAAAGACAAGACAAAGAAGAAGAATGGCGAGAACTAAGGAATTATTTATTTGCAACTGATACAACTAAAACAACTAATTCAAAACTTCCTTGGAAGAATAAAACTACTCTGCCTAAGCTTACTCAAATACGAGACAACCTTCATGCTAACTATATGGATGCGTTGTTTCCAAACGATAATTGGATGAAGTGGGAAGGAGCTTCCCTTGATGATTCAGTTAAATCAAAACGTAAAGCTATTGAAGCTTATCTTAAAACTAAACTAAAAGAATCAGGTTTTAGAGAAACAATTGCACAATTAGTCTATGACTACATTGACTATGGTAATGCTTTTGCTGAAGTTAATTATGTTACAGAAAAACACGTTGATCCTGTTACAGGAGAAGATGTAGTAACATACAATGGTCCTAAACTCGAAAGAATATCACCATTTGATATTATCTTTAATCCTACTGCTAAAGCGTTTAAAGATACTCCTAAATTTACAAGATATGTTAAAACAGTTGGCGAACTTAAGTTAGATATTGATAAACGACCTGACTTACAATATAACGTAGACTCTTTTAATAAGTCTATGGATGTAAGACGTAACATTAGTCAGTTTAGATTAGAGGATATTAACAAAGCAGAAGCTTATCATATTGATGGTTTTGGTTCTTTACAAGAATACTACCAATCAGGTTTAGTAGAAATACTAGAATTTGAAGGAACTATTTATAGTGAACATGACGATGAACTACTAGAAAACAGAATTATTACTATTGTAGATCGTAGTTATGTATTACGTAATGTAGAGAATCCTTCTTACTTAGGTAAAGATAATAAACATCATGTAGGTTGGAGAGATCGTCCTGACAACTTATATGCGATGGGTCCACTAGATAACTTAGTAGGTATGCAATATCGAGTAGACCATTTAGAAAACTTAAAAGCAGATGCACTAGATTTAACTATACATCCACCAATTAGAATCAAAGGTGACGTAGAGCCATTTGAATGGGGTCCTGAATCAACTATTCATATCCCTGAAGATGGTGATGTAGATATGATGCCACCTAACCCTGCTGCGTTCCAAGTTAATAATGAAATAGGTATGTTATTACAACTTATGGAAGAAATGGCAGGTGCTCCTAGAGAAGCTATGGGTATCCGTAGTCCTGGTGAGAAAACAGCATTTGAAGTACAACAGTTACAAAATGCTGCAGGTCGTATCTTCCAAAACAAAGTTAATAAGTTTGAAATAGAATTTATTGAACCTATTTTAAATACAATGCTTGAAACAGCTAGACGTAACTTAGATGTAGCAGAAATTGCTAAAGTTATGGATAACGACTTAGGTGTAGCTGACTTTATATCTATTACTAAAGAAGATATTACAGCTAAAGGTAAACTACGTCCTATTGGTGCTAGACACTATGCTGCTAGAGCACAATTAGTACAGAATATTATAGGATTGTTTAATAGTCCTATTGGACAAATGATTTCACCACATATCTCAGCTAAACAACTAGCTAAGATGGTGGAAGAATATATGGGTTTTGAAGCTTACGAGTTTATTAAAGACAACGCAGCTATCTTTGAAAATGCTGAATCACAGAAGTTAGCTATGTCTGCTCAACAAGAAGCTCAGATGCAGGCTCAAGAACCTATTGAAGACGACCTTAACGAGTCTGTCTTGCAGGGAGCAGGGTTAATTTAAACCTTGACTTTTTTAATCAATTATGTTAGAATAATTATATATGGATTTAAAATCAGATAAAGCTAAAAGCTTAACAAAACAACAAGTGTTTGAAGAGCTTAAAGCTTACTGTCAAGAGCAAATTCTACTTGCTCAAAGAAAAGCAATTGATGAAGATACTTTTGATAAACCTGCTTGGGCTCAGTACCAAGCTTATCAATTAGGTATTCAAAAAGCTTTTTCTAAACTATATAATCTTATTCCTGACCAAGGAGAAAAATAATGGCTGAAGAGCAAGTAACACAAGAACAACAAGAACAACCTGTTGAGTCAACTACCCAAGAGACTCAGCAACAAGATACCCAAGCTAAAGCTTTTGAGATACCGACAGAAGCTCAAGAGTTTGTAGGCGAAGGTAAAAAGTACAAATCTGCAGAAGATGCGTTAAGATCTGTACCTCATGCTCAAGAGCATATTCAGACGTTAGAAACTGAAATGGCTCAATTGAAAGAGGAACTATCTAAACGTAGAACTACAGAAGAGTTACTGGATGAAATAAAGTCTGGTATTCAACCACAAGAGGCTACCACCTCTCAAGGTGAAATAAACCAAGATAGAATCATGGATCTAGTCAATGCAACGATTGCACAAAGAGAACAACAGACTAAAGCACAAACCAATGCTAAAACAGTAGCTGACAAGTTTACTGAGAAGTATGGTAGTCAAGCTGAAGCTGTTTATAATACTTTAGCAAAAGAAGCAGGTATGACATTAGATCAATTACATACTTTATCTGCAACATCTCCAAATGTTGTACTTAAGTTAGCAGGTTTTGAAAACAAGCCAACATCTGTTGCAAAACCACAAAGTACTGTTAATACAGAAACTTTAAGCAAACAAAGTACAGATGAACTATCTGCTAGAGTACCTAAAGGTGCTTCTACTAAAGATATGTTAGCTGCTTGGAAAGCTGCAGGTGAAAAAGTAAAACGTCAATTAAATAATTAACAAGGAGTCTTAAATGGCACAATTAACAAGTAATACAACTGCGTTCATTGAATCGCAACAGTATTCTCAGTTCATCCTTGAAAACTTACATGACTATCTACTTCCTGAAGGTATGTGGAGAGACGTAACAGACTTTGGTTCAGGTACAACTCTTAACATCAAAACAGTAGGTACTGTAACACTTCAAGATGCTGCTGAAGATACACCTCTTAACTTCTCACCAATCGACACAGGTAACTTAACACTTGCTATCACTGACTATGTTGGTGATGCTTGGAAAGTATCTGATGACTTACGTGAAGATGGTAATCAAGTAGACACATTAATGTCTATGAGAGCTATGGAATCTACACGTGCATTAGGTGAAAACCACGAAACTAAATACTTAGCTGCATCTAACAGTGCTCAGACTGCTGCTAACTTAAACTTAGTTAATGGTCGTCCTCACCGTTTCGTAGGTTCTGCTGCTGCTAACGCTAGAACAATAACACTAAACGACTTCATCGCTATGAAATTAGCTTTCGATAAAGCTAATGTTCCTGCAGGTGGTCGTATTGCTATCGTTGATCCAGTTGTTGAAGCAACATTAAACAGTTTACAAAACTTAGTAAACGTATCTAACAACCCAATGTTTGAAGGTATTGTTACAGAAGGTTTTGCTCGTGACCATAAATTTGTTAAAAACATCTTTGGTTTCGACATTTATACTTCTAACTTCTTACCTACATTAACTGCTGCTGAAGCTATTAATGCTTCTTCTTATGGCTTAACATCAGAAACTGCTGCAGTTGGTGATAAAGCAAACGTATTTATGTGTGTGGCTGACGATTCATGTAAGCCAATTATGCACGCATGGAGACGTGCTCCAAAAACAGAAGGTTGGAGAGACAACGAAGAAAGAGCTGACAAGTATCAAGTTACTTCTCGCTTTGGTTTTGGTGCTCAACGTGTTGACACATTGGGTGTAATTTTAACACATCCATCTAATTACTAAGGAGATTAGACATGACATACGAAATTGATGCAAAACGTGGTGTAACTAATCACTATGGTGCTAGAGAAACTACTAAAAAATATGGTGGTGAATATGGAACTAAAACTTCTGTTAAAACAGTAGAGTGGGAGTTTACATATGACGATCTACCAGGCGAAAGTACTTCTGCATTGGAATATTCTATTCCTGCTAATGCTAGAATTCTTTCTGCTAAATTTATTGTAGATTCTCCATGGACTTCTACTTCAGGAACTACTGATTTATTAGTAGGTCTTAATGACAAAGACGGCAACGTTATTGATGCTGATGGTCTTTTAACAGCAGTTAACTTAGTTGACACAGCTATTGAAGATGCAGCAGACGTTGGTACAGTTGTTGATGGCACAGGTGCTTTAGTTGGTGCTTCTATTGGTGCAGTAGCAGGTGAAGTTGTTGTTGCTCCTAACGTAGATGACTTAACTGCAGGTGCAGGTAGACTTATCGTAGAATATACGAAAGCTTAATTAGGATAGGGGACTTTGTGTCCCCTCCTAATCTTTTAGGAATATATATTTATGACAATACAACACAATACTATCACAGATCCTGATATACACGAACCTAAAGGTGTAGCCGCAGCTACAAGTGGTAAAGTATATATTTCTAATGGATCAGGCTCAGGTACATGGGAATATCCTCCTGCTAAACCTCATGCTGAACTTTATATTACAAGTGGAGCAACTGCTCATACATTAGCAGGTTCGTCTGCTTATACAATTCTTAATCCAAGTGGTGAATGGACTGCTTCAGGTAATGAAGACATCCTTACTGTTACTGCAGGAAATGGTACTATTACTCTTAATCAAGCAGGACATTACTTAATTACTTTTTGGATTAACTTTACAACAACAGCTATTGCTCAAGGTTCAGACTATAACTTTAAATTTGCTTTAGATGGTACAACAAGCTCTAGAACAAGCTCTGTATCTAAACCTACTAATGGTGCTGACAAATTAACATTATCATCTACAGGTACAGTAGATGCTACTGCAGGACAATTATTATCTATCCATGTAGGAGGAGATGGTACTTCTTCAGGACAGAATATTACTCCAACTGAAGCAGGGTTAGTAGCTCTCTTCTTAGACTAGGAATAAATTATGGCTAAAATGACACTACTTGAAATGGTACAAGACATTATGTCAGACATGGATTCTGATGAAATTAATAGTATTAATGATACTCAAGAAGCCACTCAAGTAGCTCAACTTATTAAATCAACTTACTATAATATTATAGATGGTCGTGATATGCCGTTTTTATATGAGTTATTTCAATTAGAAGCATCAGGCACAGCAAGTAGACCTACTCATATGTCATTACCTGACGATATTATTGATCTTAAATGGATAAAATATAATTGTCGTAAGTCAACAGATACTAAAGATAAATATAAAGAAATTATTTATAAAACACCTGAAGACTTTATGTATATTGTAGATCAAAGAGATAGCTCTGCTTCTGATGTTACTGTAGTTACAGATACTACTGGTATTACTTTAAATATTTATAATGATCAAGGTCCTAACTACTTTACATCTTTTGACGATGAAATGTTAGTATTTGATGCTTATGATAGTGTTGTAGATTCTACATTAGTTGCTACTAAAACTAAAGCACAAGGTAAACGATCTGTAGCATTTACATTATCTGATTCATTTACTCCTGATCTTCCTGTACAAATGTTTACATATTTACTAGCAGAAGCTAAATCAAATTGTTTCCTTACATTAAAACAAATGCCTAATCCTAAAGCTGAACAAGCATCTATATCTCAAAAACGTAGAATGAGTCAAGAAGCTTGGAGATTAAAGAATGGTATTACATTTGGAAACTATGGTCGTAAACCAGGTATTAAAGGAAAACCTAACTACTAATGAGTCAATTAACGAGCAACACTCAATCATTTGTTCATAAAGAACAATATGGTAAATCAACTAAGAAAGGTAAAAAAACTATGAAACCTATGAAAAAGAAAACTATGCCTAAAAAGAAACCAATGAAGAAAATGGGTAAACCTAAAAAACAAGGATATTAATATGGCTCAAGATAATAAAAAACCTAATGGATTAACTAAAAAACAATTACAAGACATTCTTGATAACTTTGGTGAATATGAAGAAGATTCTAGAAATAAAACTAAAGAAGTAATAGAAGATAACCAAGAACGAGTACGTACTATTAAAGAAGCTCCTAAAAATGGTAATCCTGCTGAAGTACAAGACAAAATAAGAAAGAAGAAATAAAGATGAAAGTTATTAAAACATATGAAACAGAAGGTGGCAAAGAATTACAGTTGTTTATTTGTCCTACTACTGCTCATCTTAAGTTTCAATTTGGAAGTGGTGGTGAACTACCTCACTCATTAGATGGACATTTTACATCAGAACGTATAGCTGATGTTGCTGCTCGTAGCTATTTATTAACAGCTCAACAAAAGAAACAAGCTAAGAAAGTAAAAGAAACACTTAATTTAAATAAGGAAGACTAAGTGGCTAGAGCTATTGAAAAGGCTTTTAGATCTTTTACAAAAGGTTTAATTACTGAAGCTAGTCCTCTTACGTTTCCTGAAAACGCATCTCTTGATGAAGATAACTTTGTTCTTAATCGAGATGGTTCTCGTTCTAGACGACTAGGTATTGACTATGAAAACCTTTATCAATTAAATAATACTGGTTTAACAGCAGATAGTATAAAAGAAGGTAAACAATCTTTTCATGTATGGACAACTCCAGGTGGTTCTACATCTGTGTCTATTGGTATTATTAGAATTGTAAATAAATTATTCTTTTTAGATTTACTTACAGCTAATCCTAGTGCTAATTTACTTAATAGTGGTAATGCTTTAACAGTTACAGGATTAAATAATGCTAAAATACAAACTGCAGTTATTAACAATAAATGTATTATTGTATCTGATGATTTAAGTAAACCTGTACTACTTACTTATAATTCTACTACAGATACAGTTACACAATCTACTATTGATATTAAAGTACGTGATATATGGGGACTTGATGATGGTTTAGATGTAGATGAAAGACCTTCATCTCTTTCAGATGATCATAAATATAATTTACGTAATCAAGGTTGGTCTGAAAATATTGTTACTGATTCAGGTACATATACTGATGCTTTAGAATATTGTGCAAACTCATCAGCATTTGGTAATGTATATCCAAGTAATGCTGATGCTTGGGTTCTTGGTAAAAATTCTAATCCATCTAGTAGTAACTATGAAAAGTTTAATCCTTCTATATTAGCAAGAAATGCTACTTCTCGTTTTCAAGTAGCTAAAGGTCGTATTGTAATAGATGCTTTTAATAGAGGTTCTAGTCGTGAAACTAATACAGATGTTACTGGTTTAAATACAGATCAAGAAACAGGTTCATTTACTACTGTTGCTACTTATGCTCAACGACTTTTTTATTCAGGTGTTGTATCTAATGTTACTGATCCTGATGCTAAATCACCTAACTACTCAGGTTATATTTTCTTTACTCAAGTAGTAACGTCAGACGACCAATTAGGTAAATGTCATCAAGAAACTGATCCTACTGATTCAGCATTAAATGATGTTGTAGCATCTGATGGTGGTACTGTACAAATTCCTGACTGTAGTAAGATTATTAAAATTGTGCCGTCTCAAGCTTCTTTACTAATCTTTGCAGAAAATGGTGTATGGGAACTTTATGGTGATACTGGTGGTTTTAATGCTACATCATTTCAGTTAGGTAAAATATCAGATAATGGAGTACTTAATGCAGACTCTGTTGTATTTGTTAATGGTGCTTTCTTTTATTGGTCTAATGCAGGTATTTATATGCTTACACCTGATGCTGCAGGTGGACGATTTAAAGCTGTTTCTTTATCATTAACAACTATACAATCACTATATTTAGATATTCCTGAATTAGGTAAAGATCATTGTAAAGGATACTATGATGAAAAGGAAAACAGAGTTCGTTGGTTATATAATAATAATGACGACACTAATTATAATACTACTAACTACATAAATAAATATAATAAAGAGTTAATATATGATTTAACATTACAAGCATGGTATACCAATACATTTGCTTCATTAAGCTCAGACTCACCTTATATAGCAGATTATATACAAATACCAGGTTATGTAATAGCAGAGCAAGATACTAACGTTTTAGTTAATACTGATGAAGTTATTGTTACATCAACAGATCAAGTTATAGTTACTGTTGATACTCCTTTAAATAGAAGTTCTCAATTTAGTTATCTTACTATTAAAGGAACACAGTTTACTGTATCTAAGTTTGCTAGTTTACAATTTAAAGATTGGTATACAGCAGATAGTACAGGAGCTAATTATAGTAGTTATCTTGTTACAGGATATGAATTATATAACGACATAATGAGACGTAAACAAACTCCTTATATATTCTTTTATTTTAATCGTACTGAAGATGGCTATACTCAAGATGGTAGTAATTTAATATTAAATAAACAATCATCTTGTTTAGTACAATCACAATGGAATTGGGCAAATAGTGCTAATAGTGGTAAATGGGGTACACAATTCCAAGCTTATAGATTATTAAGAAACTATATACCAAGTGGTTCTGGTGATCCATTTGATTATGGAGATGGTGTAATTGTAACAAAAAATAAAATACGAGGATCAGGTAAAACCTTAAGTTTAAAGATAGAATCAGAAGAAGGAAAAGATATGGTTTTATTAGGATGGGCAACACCTGCTATAGCTAGTGATAGACCCTAACGAAAAGATATATCTTTATGAAGAAGAAGGTAATGGCTACGTTGCTTTAAGTTGGGAGCCGTATATGGAAAAATGGATACTTCATATTGAATGTAAAGAATGGTCATTATCTACATATAAACGCTATCGTAAAGTAGGTGAAGCAATTAAAAAAGTATTAAAACGAAGAGGTATTAATGAAGTTTATGGTTTATCTAAAACACCAAAAGAAGTAAAGTTTAATGCTTTATTTGGTGGTGAGTATACAGGTGAACTAGCTGAAATTAATCATGGAACAGAGTATCAATATATTGTTAAAGGAGTATTATAATGGGTGGTGCTGTTAAGGCAGTGACAAGTGTTGTATCAGCAGTAGGTAAATTTGCAGGTAAATCAGGTATTATAGGTCAATATTTAGGACCTATAGGTTATATTGCATCTGCTTATTCTATGATACAACAAAGACGATTAGGTAAAAAACAAGAAGATGCTGAAGAAAAACGTGCAGAACAAGCTCGTATTCTTGAAGAAAAGAAACAAAAAGTAGCTGAGGCTAATATACAAAAACAACGAAGGCAATTAACACGAGAGTCGTATCTTAAACGATCTAATATTATTGCTAACTTAGCACAAAGTGGAGTAGCATTTCCTGGTACTTCTGTAGCTAGTGGAGCTACTGGTTCACTACTTACTCAAGAACAACTACAACAATCACAGTTAACTGGTACTGAGATGGCAGGTAGAGACATGAGTCAAACTACACAACAAATAGGTAGCTATGCTTCTCAAGTAGCTACTACTGGTATGCAAATGCAAGGTTACCAAAACTTATCAACTTTAGGTTTTAATGTAGCTCGTGACTTTGGAGTTGGTAATCCATTTAAAGTAGCAAGTAATAATAAAACACCAAGTGATTACTTTGCACCTTTTGACTCAGCTATAGGATAATACATGGGATTAAATTTACCTAAAGACTTTATAGTACCTGAGGTTGAAAAAACTCAGCCTTTAATGAACGATGCTACGGCTAATGAGGAAGCTATATATACTATAGGTTTAGATGGTAGTGCTGACTTTGAAGACATATTTAAAATGTCTGAAGATTTAAAGAATGGTATTACTGAAGATCGAGATTTAAAAGATGCTGAAATACAGCAAACAGAAGCTAATAATTATAAATCAGCAGTAGCTGATATTATTGACGATCCTCAATATGATGATTTAACTAAACGCCAATTAATAGCAGACTATTATAAAGGTGTATTAGAACCTCAAGATAAAGAAGATGTTTTTGTAGAAAACATATCTACATTACCTGGTGGTGACTTTGATGTTGAAGATCAAAATCAAGATGCTCATTTATCTACTATTATAGATTCTCGTCAAGAGAAAAAAGACTATCAATCATTACAAGAAGACCAACAATTAACTGGTAATGTTATTGATTTCTTTAATAACTCTGAAATAAAATTTGGTCCTAGTATACCTAAAAATAAAAATGGTAGTATTAATTGGAAACAATGGGGTAAACAAACAACAGCAGAAACAACTGCTTTAGTTAACTTTTTTACTCAAATACCTGAGGTAATGGGTAACTTAGGGGCTCGTTGGGCATTTGCTACTAAAGACTATATTGATAATGGTGAAGTAAATTGGGAAACAATAGCTGAACGTGCTGATACACTAATTAAAGAAGCTAATAATCCTATACATAAAGCTGCACATATGCTTACATTAGAACAATATGCTGATAAAGTAGGTATTGGTGATGAGTTTAGAGATAGTATGGTTCGTAAAGGTGAAATGGTTATTAGTGATGGTATACAAGCTTTAGCTGAAATTGGTGCTAACAATGGTATATTTAAAAATAAAGAACAAGGTAGTTTAATTATTGAAACTGCTTTAATAGCTTACCCTATTGCTAAAGGTGGTAAAAACTATGTATCTCGTAAATACAATGAACGATATACTACTGTAGAATATATTGATCCTCAAACAGGTAAAACTAAAAGAGAACGTATCCGTGTTTATCAAAATGGACGTACTGAAAATATAGTAGATGGTAGTCCTCTTGATAATGTAATACAAGCAAATCCTAAAGCAGGAGGAGAGTTAGCACTTACAGCTATTGTTGATCCTACTAATAATATAGCAACTAAACTAAATAATAAAAAGTTCAATATTATTCATGATACTTTGTTAAATCAAGCTGACAACTTTACGTCTGATATTAAAAACACTCCTTCACTTGAACATAAGTTAAGAACTTTAACTGAAGATTTTAGTGATTTATTTACAGAAAATTACTTTAATCCTCTTCAAAACTATGAAGTTCGTAAACAATATGCTGATTTATTACAAGCTGTAGTATCAGAAAGTCAAGGTAAACTACATTTAAATAAATCTAAATTTACTTTAGCACAAAATAATATCTTTGGTAAATCTCGTTTTGGTAAAGACGATAGTTATATGATTTACTCACGACAAGAAGCTATTGGTATTTATAATAAAATTAAACAGGATATTATAGATCAAGGTAAAGCTTTTTATGGTGATTTAAAGAACTTTGAAAAGAGTAGAGGTAAACTTGAATTATATATTGAAGATTTAGATACAGGTAAAAAGTATACTCCTGACTCTCTTATGAAAGAATCTAAATTCTTTAACTTACAAGACTTTAAAGAACGTAAAGGTAAAGATATATTAGATGCTAATGACATGGCTGAGTTTAAAAAGAACTTAGAAGGTAGTGAACGTACTTTAAGTGTAACTTTAGAATTTGATAGAACATTTGATCCTCTTGATTTACATATTTATGATTCTAATGGTTTAGCTCCTAAAACAACTTATTTTGGCAGTGAAGGTATTGCTAAAGCAGCAGATGTATTTAGTAATAATATTATGAGTTTAGGTGCTCAATTTGATAATTGGTTATCACAAGGTTATCAAAGAGCTGCTGAAAAAACAAACTATAATACTCGTGCTATTGTAAAAGAAATTAATAAAATAGCTACATCACCACACTCAAGTTATGTATTTGAAACATTAAATCATTTATTTGTAAATGGATTAAAAGATATTAGCCGTGCTGATTTAGTTAAGTTACATAGACCTTTATTTGATCAAATTGAAGCTAGTAAACGTACTAAATTAATTGATTCTGTTTATACTGATATACAAACAGTTAAATTAATAACTAAATTAGATTACGCATACACTAATAAACTATTTAAAGAAGACCTTGTTGCTAGTGGCTTTAAAGAAGCTATTTACAATAAAGGTAATTTAGATACAATGTTACAACCTATTAAAACAGAGTTTCCTTTTATCAAAGAGGATATTGGTTTAGTATGGGATTTTGAAGCAAAAGCAGGTACTGAACTAGTATTTGATAAAGTTAAAGATGGTATTCCTTATGATAAATATGGACGACAAATTGTTCAACTACGTTTTCCACAACAAGATCCATTTAATTTAAATAAACGTATTGATGTTTATGAATATGGTGTTATTGATTCTGTTAAATTCCAAATAGATTCTTTACCTACACAAGTATTAGATAAAGTACCTGGTTATTTACCTACAGTACACAAAGCTGTTTACTTTATTGAAATAGAACCTAACTCATTATTTGTAAATGGTAAGTTTAAACAACAACCTGAAGTATTAGCACAATACAGACAAGTAGTAGGTACAGCAGATACTATTAAAGATGCTAAAGCATTTGCTAAAAAGATGGAAGCAGATTTACCTATGGATGCTGATGGTAAACCTGCATATCGTGTCGTTGAACCTAGACGTGCAGAGAATACATATAATGATATTAAAACAGATCAAGAAATATATAGAGCTTCTGCAGCAAGTGCTAAAACAAGAGGTGAGTATTTAAGTCGTAACTTTAAGAATAATAACTTAGAAGATATGATGGTATCTCTTGCTAAGTCTCATCGTGCTTTAGATAGACTTAATTTATTAGATCCACATCTTAGAGTATTTGAAGAGTACTTTGTAAGGACTTATCCTGAGTTTCTTAAACGAGATGCACAAGGTGAACCTATATTTCCTAGATCACAATCAGATATAATAAATCCAAATATTAATCGTGAGAAATATAGAGCAGCTTTAAATAAATATAAATATTATGAATCACAACAAACTTATCTTACTCAAGGTGAGGGTTTAGTTAATGAGTTTGTTAATAAAGTTTATGATGGTTTTGAATGGATGTCTCCTAACTTTATTAATAAAAGAACTAATCCTATTCTTAGAAAACTAGATGGACAACAAATTACTTCTTTAGGTAATAAAATTGCTTCTGGTTTATATATTGCTTTAAACACTTTACGACAACCTTTTGTCCAAACTACTCAAATTGTTACATGGTTAGGTGGTAATCCTCATACAGCATTACGTGACTCATCAATGTCTATTTTAGTAAATTTACGTTTACTTGCAGAAGCAGATAAGTTTAAAGGTACTGCTGCAGGTGAAGGTATTAAACAAATGGTACACAGTATATTAAAAGTTACAGATGTACCTGGCTTTAAAATTATGCAAGTACCAGAGTTTGAAGCTTGGATAGATGCTGTTAATAAATCAGGATTAGCACAATCAGCTTCTCTTAACATGATGGTAAACGAGTTATTAGGTGATAAATATAATCCTATTAATCCATCTAAAATGCAACAAACTGTCAGTGCTGTTACTAGCCCTGTAAGAGGTGTTGTTGGAGTAGCTCGTACTGTTGGTTTTAACTTTGCTGAATTTCAAAACAGATTATTCTTTGCTAATATAGCTATGATGAATAAACGTAAACTAGCAGGTAAAGATCTTAATTTAAAAGATAAACGTACTCAAGATGACATATTTTATGAAGGATGGAGACTATCAGGATCACAAACTAGACAAGGTGCTTTTAATTTTCAAAAAGGTTTAACAAGTAGTTTATTTCAATTTCTTGCTGCAGTACAAAAGATTTCTAATATTTTCTTTCAAAACAATGCAACTAATTTAACTAAAGCAGCAAGAGCTAGATGGTTTGCAGGTCACACAATAATGTATGGTTCTGCAGGATTTATGTTTGGTAAGTTCTTAGTTGATATGTTAGATAAACAACATCCTGAAGATCAATTAGATGAGAATACTAGGGCTTTAATAGAACGAGGATTAGCTAACTACCTTGTAAATGAATTATTTTACCAAGCTGTTCAAGGTGGTGAAGGTAAACGACCTAATATTGACTACTCAACATCAGTAGCACCTATGGGTGAATCAGGTACTCCTTTTGCTTTTATTGAGTTTATTTATAATATTCAAGATATATTTACTGAAAAAGGTGGTACATTTAGAATACCTGCAATACAAGGTTCACAATCTTTATTAAAAGCTTTTGATACATTTGATTTCTTTATGAGAACTAAAGATATTACTAAAGAAGAAATGACTTCTGCATTACCTCGAGTATTTGAGTTTGTATCAGGTATGAGTAATGTTACTAAATCTTATGTACAAGCAGAATCAGGTGAAATTGTCACATCATTTGGTAATAGTATTAGTTTACAAAAAACACAAGCAGAACTTGCAGCACAAATGTTTGGTTTTAGAACTGTAAATGAAAATGAACTTTATGCAATATTACGAGATGAAAATAAACGTAATGAACGTAATAAAAAAGTAGCTGAAGATGTTTACAAACAAATGGTAAAAATCTTTAATAGTCCTGATGTTAAAAGCAGTGCAACTCCTTTAGAAACAGTTACAAATAAAATGAAAGTAATAGGAGAAACTTTAACTGTATTAGAACAAGGTGGTAAATTTTTCTCTAAAGACGATATATTAGCTATACAAAAACAAATTATAGCTTTTGATCGAAGAGCTGCTAAAGGTGATATTGAATCAAGTATTTTAGGTAGATTATTTAGATCTCAAGAACGAGAAACTAATGAATTTATTAATAATGTAATTAACAAGTTAGAACGTATAGACAAACCTTCTACTAAAAAAGCAGTAGAAATGTTAAAAGAGCGTTTTAATATTAAACAAACAGAACCCAAAGGAGAACAGTAATGGCAAAAGGTTTTACAGATAGCATAGGAGAAAGAAATGTTGCTCCTTTTGTTAAACAACCAGTAATAGATAAATCAGAAGGATATGGATCTGCTACAGATATTAATGCGTTTACAAATGCAGCTAAACTATCAACAGCTATTTATAAAGATGTAGCTGAACTTAATGCGTTACAAGGTATTACAGGTGAAATAGAAGATGAAATAAAAGCCTATGAATCAGCTAGTCCTTCTAAAATATTAGAACAACAACAAGGTTTACAAAAGTCTGAGGCTGAATTAGCTAAACTACCTTCTCAAGAATCAGGTTCTGCAGAAGATGTTAATCAATCTATTAACAATGTTTTATCAGACATAGATACACAAAAACAATTCTTAGATAAAGCAAAATCTCAAGATCGTGTTAGTGGTTTTGAATTTGATCAACGAGTAAAACAAATCTTAAAAGAAAAAATAACACAATATCCTTATTTAAAATCAGAGATTCTTTCTCATGGTAAAACTATTCTTGATATAAATGGTATTGAAAATCGTATTAAACTTGACGACAAAATGGCTACTTCTAAAGCAGGTATGGATGAATGGATGTTTAAAGAGATTTATAAAGAAGCTAAAGATAATAATCTTAATTTAAATACTGCTTTGTATAGATTGCCTAATGGTCAATTAGATGCTCAAGCTATGGATGCTATGAATCAGTGGTTAAGATCTGCTAAATTTGGTGATGATGCTCTTGATAAAGCAGCAAAACGAGGTGAAAATATTGATAAATTACAACTTCGTAGAGCTATTAAAGATCGTACATTTGATAAAATAACATTAAATAGACAATTTACAGATATAAATGAAATTGAAAAAATCTTTACTATTACTAATGTTGATCAACAAACTGGGCAAATAGTTACACGAGAAGAACTATCTCCTAGTGAGTTAGCAACAGCAAAAGCTAATGCCCAAAAATATATTAAAGATCGTATTATAGATGCTGAATTAGCATTTTCTTCTTATGGTTTAAACGAGCCTGAAATTAAAGATCGACTTACTCGTTATAAAGATAACTTAAATGATTCTTTAACTACAATAGAAAATTATAAAAATCTTAGTGATATTAAAACATTTGTTGATAATCAAAAATCTATTGTTGAAAATAAAATTACATTAGATATAAGAGAAAGATTTGGAGCTTTACCAGAAACTGCAACATTAATGGAAAAACTTGCTGTAGTTGCAAATACTTTAGGGATTCCTCTTAATACTCAAGAATATCTTGAATTTGTTGGTAATCTTAATAAAGTGTTTGAACAAGAAGGAAATAAAGCTATATCATCATTAGATGAAATGTTAAATATAAGTCCTCTTAATAAAAATAAATCAATGGTACAAGAGGGTATTCAAATATCTTTAACTAAACTATCAGGAGATACTAAAGGTACTGAAGTAGCTAATGCTTTATTTGATCGTATTGATGAAGCATTTAATAATCAAAATGATAGTGCTGCTGATAAATATAAATTATATACTGAAACTATGGCAGGTATAGCTTCTAATGTAGTAACAAGTGATGATGTTAGATCATTAGATGCAACTCGTCAAAGTACATTAACTCAAAGTATTGAAACTACTGTACCACAAATTTATAACCAAATGGAAGCAGAAGCTAATACTTTAGGTTTAACTGTTAAAATAGATGGTCAAGGGTTAGTTATTGTACCTGGTGCTAAAAATAACTTTAATAATAAGTATGTAGTACCATTAAACAACAGTATTAAAACATATGGTAAGTTAATGGCTGCTGAGTCAAATAAAGGTATTTTAGATAGTCTTAAAACAACTCAACAAGAGCAAGTTCAAAAAGAAGTTACTCCTGAAGTAGTACCTACTCAAACAGAACAACCAGTAGAAACTACATCTACAGAAGAAGTAACTACTGCTCCTGTAGAACCAGAAACTCTTGTTCAAGAAACTACTGCTAAAAAGCTTGATTTAGACTTTGTTATTAATGAATTAGGTCCTAAAGAATCTGCTCAAGGACATCGAGATAAAGCAGGTAAACTAATTAAGTCACCTCAAGGTGCATTAGGACAGTTCCAAATACTTCCTAGCACAGCAGAAGATCCAGGGTTTGGGCTACCATCTATAGACCTTGAAACATCTACTATTATGGAACAGGCTCAATGGGTACAAAACTATCTTGATAAGTTAGTAAGTTACTATCGTGGAGATAAAGAAAAAGCGTTAGCTGCATACAACTATGGTTATAAAAACGTAGATAAATTAATAGAAGCTAATGGTGGTGATTGGAAAACTAAATTACCTGCAGAGACTAAAGACTACTTACAAAGTCTTCTATGATTGAATGGAAGGGTATAGATTTTCCTCCTATTAATCTGTGGAACAGTCCTCAGGGTAAGTGGCTACAAAACCCTCAGGTAAAAACAAATAGTCTTGATGTTGACATGAAACATAATAGTCACTAGGCATAACTGTACTAAAGTAACAGTTCTGTATATATCGATTTGCATGAGCACATGACTTAAAGTTACCTATATAGTTAGGTTCATCATTTAGATATAATACTAATACATATTCAAGCATATTACCTCCATATAAAATAATGCTGTAATAGCTAGGCGAGGCAACCTAACTACTACAGCACCATAGCATACCATAGGACAAAAAGGAAGGGAAACCTATGGTACTTTAACAACCATCACTGGTATATTTAATTTCTGAGCAAGTTTAATACCATACTCAGTACCTTTACTTTTAGTATCCCATATAGCTAGTACCTTATCTGCATTACTTATCATTTGTTTGGTACGGATAAAAAAGTATTTACTATTAAACTCAGTGGTGGTATCCAGTAAATGATAAGGCAATATTTGTATAAAGTCAAGTCCATTATGTTCAGCATACCACTGACTAAAGTGATCTACTCCTTTAGCACCACCTGATATAATTACTTGTGGTTTTACAGTATGTTCTTTAAAAAACTTATCCATAATAGGCACTACTACTTCTGCCTTATCTAAACTACGACTACCTATTATACAAACTCTCATTATATTTCACAGCTTCCTGCCGTACAGGCTAATGTTTGTTGACCTATTGTATTGTCGTCTTCTTCTACAAACTCTGTCCAGTCTATAGTTTTAGGAGTACGACTTAACAACTCTTCATACTGTTCTTTATTACAGTCTTCATAGGGAGCTTGTTGATAGGTATGATCACTATGGGGTAAGAAAGATACACCTGAAATCTCATCAAAGTGTTTCCATACCCATGCACCTACTTCAACCCACTCATCATCTTTAACTGAGATAGTGACTGAAGGTTTGTGTTCACACCAGTGTCGTTGATAGATAATCCAGTTTTCTAATTGCTCAATAGCTGTCATGCCGTCTCTCAATATAGCACCTTTAGGAGCTTTCATAGGAAATGTAAATACAGCAGTAGAGTCAGGTCTAAAAGCCTCATCTTCTACTTCTACACCTTTATCTTTTAAGAACGTATAGATTGGATCTTTCTTGTCCATTCTGATTCGTCTATAGTAATAGTCATTGTGTCGTGTATGAATACCACTAGCACTATCCACAAGCTGAGAAACAGTGCCGCTAGGCTTAACACAAGTAATTGATGCAGAAACAGGTATATCCAATGTTTTAGCCCATTTTTCGTTTGTTTCTCTTGCGACATCACGTAACCTTTCTAACATTTTAGGATCAGGATTAGATGTAATTTTAGCATCCATGATACCAGTTAACGATACACCAAGTAGTCTTTCTTCTTCAGTATTTTGTTTCCACTCGTGAGATAAGAATTTAAAGTCTGTTAAAGTAGACTGGAGTGTTCCCAATATAGTAGCGAGTTTAACTTTTCTTGTAAGATCTGTTTCGGTGTCTCCATTTCGAACAACAACCTCTGTAAGATTACAGAATTGCTTATCACGCAGTATAATTTCGCTGCATGGGTTTGTTCCATAAGAGAGATTTTTATCACGTCTTCCCCATTTCGCAGCTTGTGTTTGAGCAGCAACCCTGTTAAATATTCCTCGTTCACCAGACTTTGACTTAACCAAGCTGAGCCACTCTTCCATGAAAGTTTCATTATCAGGTTTTTCGGTGTAGGCAACTGAGTTGTTTGCGAGTCCTCGATGTGGATGATCATTGTACCATGCTCCTGTTTTAGCATCCCTCATACGTCTATCTGTTAGATTACTGAGAGAAATTAAAGCTGAACGTCTTACTCCACCAACAACTACAATTTCACCTACCATACACATAATATCGTGTACTTCGATAGAAGATAGTTTACGTCCTTTAGCTTCTTTAAATGTATTAATTACGAATTCAAATAACTTCTTTAGTGGTTCAGGTCCACTAGCTCGACCACCAAACGTCTTAAGTCTAGCTCCTGCAGGTCTTACTTTATTGTAGTCAAACGTAGGAATATCTCCTTCGTATAGGTGTGAGATTAGTTTCTTAAAGGCTTTCGCCCATCCTAGTTTACTATCTTCAACGACTATTATGTCATCACAATTACCAATGTCTTCTGGGATCTCTGGTAGTTTGTTAATGTCTTGTCGTTCACAAGAGAATCCTACACCAGTACCATTCATAAGAATATAGAGTGCTTCACTAAAAGCTCGTTTGTTGTTAACTGCTAAATAAGAACAGTTGTAAGCAGATATATTATCACGATCACACGCTTCTCCTGCTGTCATTAATAATCTCATAGAAGGCATTACTTCTAGTTTAAGTATAGCTTGTCGTAGTTCACTATAACTCTTTTCAAAGCCTGGGTGTTTAGATCTAAGATATTCTATAAGTCTATCTACAGTCTCAGTCCAAGTTTCTCTTCGTTTCTTTTCAGGTAAATATCTAGCATATCTTGACATAGCTATGGTGTCTTGATACACACTAGGTAAGTTACTCATCCTCATTCTCCTCGTTTAAATCAATCGTAAATTCAGATACAAGATCATCGTAGTTATCTTCTATCTTATCCATAAACCTAGCAACTAACTCTTTTGAGTCAATCTCTAGTATCTCTAGCAAGTCTACCTCACTAAATGTTTCTAGCTGCTCTGCTAATTCTTCAATAGTAATCAATGTAATTCCTCCGTAGTATCTTTACCAATCTCATATTCAGCCAGTAATGCCATAGCCAAGTAATTAATAGCACCTAATAACTCACGCTCATACCATTCGTAGTTATGACCGACTCGATTACGAACAGCCTCTTCTAGTTTTTTCTGTGCCTGACCTGTTAGAAAACCACGTCCATGTAGTCTAGTAATATTAACCCAAGGTTGAATCATGAAATCACCACCATCACCATGTCGTTCATTACCTTTACCACTAGCCACTTGTTCTACTGCTTTCTTAAAGATTACTTCTAATGGGTGCATTACTTATACTCCTTTGTTAAATACTTAAGGCTTACAGCCATCTCATCAAAACTACCATTGTCTACATCATGTAATACATAGATTCCTCTCCAGTGATTGTTACCTTGAGACGATAAGTAGTCTTCGTTATGTAGGTAACAACTACCTGCTATAATACAAGTAATCTCTTCACCTGAGGCTTTTCTTGCATACGCAATCTGTCGTCCTTGTTGGTGTCCTGCAAAGCATGACATATGCTTTTTGTTGATAAGAGCTTGTGCTGATGTAACTGGTCTTCCCATAACACCACTTGCAAAATAATGAGAGTAAGCAACACCATCGACCACAACCACGTCAAGAAAAGGATACACTTCCCAACCATATTGCTCATAGTTTAAGTCCTCCACACTTATTAAGTCTTCTAACTTACGATCTGTATTTACTGCTCTATCTATTCTATCTTCATGATTACCTAACGTCAATATCATACGAGGTCTGTACATCTTTTTCTTTTGAGTACGTTGCCAGTCTTGGTATTCCCATAGTGGTCCAAGTAGTAACTCCATACCTTGATGTACTGCTTTTATATCTGCTTTGTATGTACGTCCTTCAAATGACTTTTTGTTAGTATCGTAACTACTAAGACTAGGCATATCTGCAAAGTCGCCTATACATACAATAACATCAGGCTGTTTAGCTACAATGTATTTACCAATACTATGTAAATAACTCATATCTACTTTAGGTTTAACTTGACAATCAGGTATTACAAGATGTTTCATTGTAGGTCTCCCCCATCTTCTTTAAATAAATCTAGTTCATGCTCTGCTTCGCTAATTAAATCAACGTGCATAAACCCTGCTTTAACAAGATCATTAAGAGCATAATTAAATAAGTATTCAGCCTCATCTCTGTTTACTTCTACTTCGAATTTAAATGTTCCGTCTTTACGCTTTGAGCATTTCTTTATATGCACTTAGCCAATCCTTTCTTGCATCTAGCCATTCAAAACCACTTTTCGTTGCCCATTCTCCATAAGATGTTTTACTACCTTTACGTAGTTTAACATCTGCATTTTGAAATAGGAATATAACTCGTATGTTTGGATTACAGTCTTTAAACCATATCATTTTCTTACGAGTCTCCAAATCTAATTTACCTTTTGTTTCTAGGTATACTTTAGCTCTACCTGTTTTAAAATCAGGTGTGTATGTTCGATATATTACTGGTTGTTCGTATTTGTACGAGTCACATTCGTACTTACAATTTCTGTATTCTTTAGTTAGTTCTTCCCATATTTTACGTTCAAACTTACTTTTGAAGTTGGGCAAAGCGTTCTGTAAACGTTTCTTTTTCATCTCGTAGTATCCATAAACAATTAGCGTTCATCAAGAACTCTTCATCATTACCATACATCTCTCTTACTTTGTTAAACATTTCTTGTTCTGTTGTGTATGGTTCTAATATTACTTTAGCTTTTTTATCTCCAATCTTTTCTATGCCTTTAATATTATCTGTTCTGTCACCTTTAAGGCATTGTTCATAGAATAAACGTAGTCCTTCTAGTTCAGTTATTTCTCTGAATGTATGTGGTTTTTTCCATCCTTTACCACTGATTTCCCACGAGTAGTGGTGTCCTGGTATCTGTAGTAGGTCTTTATCTAAACTACAGATGATTGTGTTTTTAGTTTGGTTTATACCTAGAGCATCATCTGCTTCTAGGTTTATAGGTGCTAGCTCTGCTGATTGTTCCTGCATAGCATAGTCTCTACACTCATCGAGGTGTATAGGTTTTGGTTGCTTTCTATTAGCTTTGTATTCAGGGTAGATTTGTTTTCTAAAGTTTTTCTTTCCTGATAGGAACGCTTTATACTCTGTAGCTCCTGTCATCTCTAGGATTTGATCGAGTAGTTCGTTCTGTCTATAGATAGCAATACCTACGTCATCGTTCTCTGCTGAAGCAGCACAACGATAACATACTATGTCCATGTCTATTAAGGCTAACATAAGGGGGTGATGCTCCTAGAAAGGAACATCATCCTCAAAGTTATCTACGTTACCATCAGCTTTATTGGGTGTTGGTGTTTCATTACCCATAACAAAGTTTTCGAACTGCTTGGCAAGGGAGAGTATGTCTTCGCTCGAAGGTACATTGTTACTTGCTGTAAGAGCTGATACTGCTGACGAGATAGACGATTGACGAACAATCATTACTTGTCGTGCAGCACGTTCTTCTTTGGTTTCGTAGTTAGAACCAGTAACTCTAGTGTTACCACTAGGCTTACTAGCTGTTGGAGTAGGAGATGAATTGGCGGCAGCTTCACCTAAACCTATCCATTCCCAATATCCTTTCTCATTCTTCTCTGCTTGGACATGGACGGCTTGACCTTTTTCCCATGTTTGAGCTGATTTGAATACATCAGGATTTCTGAAAGAAAATAATTTCTTCTGTTGAATTTGACCATTCTCATTCTTGTAAGCAACTTCAATCATTTGATATGATCTACCATTGTTACCTGCGTGAGTGGTTGGTTGTCCTACATCAATTACACTTATCTGCATCTATTACCTCCATTGATCCCCATGTTGGTCCTACTTGACACTCGACTCTCATGGGTAAGTTAAACTCTTTCCCAAATAATTTGTGAAAGTTATCTGGAACATTATTAAAACATCTGTCAACTAAATTGACTATATCTATATTATCCCATACTTTTGAATTAAAATCAAGTATTATTGAATCATGTACTGTATTAACCATAACTATGTCTACCATCTTACGTAGTTGAGTCATTAACGATACACGAGCAATAGCCATAAGATCTGCACCTAATCCTTGAACAGGATAGTTTAGAATCTTAGTACGTGGATAATATACTTTGTTACCTCTAACTTCAGATTCAAAGTTATATACTCTACCAGTTGGCATTACTAATTTACGTTCACGAACTGCCTCATCGTAGATTTCTTTATGCCATTCACCTA